GGCTATGCCTGATCCATCGAGTCCTGGTGCTATGTCGCCTGTTTCGGATAAGGGTGGTTCGTGGTCTGCGCTGGGTCCTTCTGGGTGTGCGCCGGGTAATGACATATCGACTGGGTAACCGCACCGGATACAGACTGGTTCGCAATGTTTAAGTACCTGGGTACGCCATGCCCGGTAGGCTTGACTGTTTCTTGGGTTCACTTGCTGGTGCCTCGCATGATTCGTTCGAGGGCCTCTCCGGGGTAGTCCTTCATACGGGCGGCCTCCCGGTCTAGCCAACGCCGGTGGGTGTCCGGTCTGCATCTTTCGCATGGTGTGGTTTCTTGCTTGGGAGCTGTGATTTCAGTGTCTCGCCAGCCTCTGTGGCAGTCGAGGTGTTGACAGGTGCATCCGGGTTTTCTGCAGTGCGCTTCGTATGTTGTGCTTGTCATGCGTTTCCCCTTTGGTTGTGGTCGGCCGGTCTCGGTCTCGGGCTTTGGCCCGATCCCGGCCTCCTCGTGTTGTCGGTTTTAGGTATGAGTCCCCTACCTAGGGGTTGTGGTCTACACGCGGCCGGTGCTATTTCCTCCGTCATTCCGGTCAAGCGTCTATCGGGCTCTAACATCGCCGGTCCCGACATACCTCGGCACCCATCGTTTACGTCTCCATCTCGGCTATGAACTGATCAACCGTCTGCAGCTTGTCTAGGTTGTCCAATAGGTAGTCGAGCCCTGCATTTGTAATTTCTGATGTTGCATTTACCTGCTCTCGACCATCGAGCATGAACAGCCCATTGATCGCCCCAAGTAGCGCGTCATCCACGATCCCGCGTTCCCTGAGTTTCCCTGACAGTAAGCCCATCTGCTTAGGCGTCAGGGGCTTAGAGTCATAGTGCCGTGCTGCCGGGCCATTAAGGCGGTCTGTAGGCCTCGGCGTGGGCTTAGAGTAGTAATCCTCCGAGTCGGCGTCTGTAGTCTTGTAGACCCCTTCACGGGCCTTAGCGGCCCTGACCTCGTCAGAAGTCGCTACGCCCTTCTCAATACCAACCCCAATGGCGGCAAGAGCACGTCCCCAGCAGCTGGTTTCTAGGTTTTGGATCTCAGAGCCACGTGTGTACGGCGTTAGACCAGGTATTACTTCCATGGCGGTCCCAATACCTGGTCTTAGGTCATCTGGCGTGCGATAGGCGTATGCCCGGCCGATAGCCCACGTTTTCCCGCAGATCTCAGTGATAGTCGGCGTATCAAGCTGCAGGGAGCCGTCGGGATACTTTTTGTAGAACTCCCGCATCCGCATGGCGACGGTGATGTAGTCAGCTAAGTCAAATGACACGGTACCGCTCCATTTCTAACGGCTTATGAGCGTCCTGATAATGCCGTGAATAGTTGACAACCCCGCCAAAACCTGAAGCCTCGCAAAGTTTGCACGTCCACTTATAGTCCCGCATCACATCATTCATCAACGGGCTCCTGATCTATCGATCGGGCCAGCATCCTAGCCAGGTCTATCGCCTGCTCGGTGGAGAACATGGCGCACGTCAGGTTCAGGTTATCGTTCATCCACACCTGAACGGTGTTTCCATTTCGGGCGGCCTCAATGTGCAACTGCGCACCGCCAATTTTTTGGACTCCCATCATGTCCCCAACATTTCGATAAATCCGACGAGGATCATGGCTCCCACTATCCCGCAGAGGAACACGAACGTGTTCAGGTACATGACTTGACGCTTTTGCCGATCGTTAGGGCGTGCGTAGGGCTCCAATGGTGTTTCCCCTTTCCTCTCCAGTAAGCCCGCCAGAACACGGTGTCCTGAACGGTTGCAGGCGCCTTGTAGGGCCGGATTCCGACCCACTCGGCTAGACCCGCGAGTTTCGCGTATGCGTTCCACGTTGATTGAATGAACTGGTAGGCGCCTGAACCATATTGGCCGTCCGCTTTGTAGCGGCCGTGGGATTCGCGCCACATGACGCATTTCCTGAAAGGTTCAGCGCTATGGACGTACCACGGCCCTGTGTAGGCGCTGTCAGGGATGCTTGCCGGTCCTGAAGCCACGGCCAGCCATATTGCAATTCCATCGATCACTCGACCTCCGATGTCGTAATGACAATCACGTTTTGCCCCGCGGGGTGGCGTCGGACTGCTTCGACGCTTGTAGCCAAGATCCGGTGATGTCCGCCGGGCGTAACCCAACCGTGCAATACGCCTGCTTCGAACCACCTGATGACCGTGTTTATTGACACGTTTAGGTCTTTGGATGCTTCCCCGGTCGTCATATACATGAGATCGAATATAGAGAGTTCTTAGAACTTGGCAATAGTGACACGCCATTACTCAAAATATTCGCTGAGATCTTCCTCGACGGGCTGGTAAATCTCAGTCGAGAATCCCAAGGTCACCGTGGGGCGCTGTTCTTCCTCGACCTCCTGGCTGAGAGCTGCAGCAATGCCCGACACATCCATGAGCAATTGCCGGAAAGTGTCACGTGAAACGGGCTTGTCCCACTCGATGGAGACATCTCCAACCGTAATTTTTAGCATGGCCTAGCTAGACCCTCGGCAATTATCATGTAGCCAATGGAGTCCAAGTAGTCATCACGGGCGTAGCCTGATGCGCTACGCGCAATTTTGACCATGACCATGCACATGGCTACCTCATCCGGTGTCACGTCAGAGCCTAAGTAGGCGCTCCACATTGCGGCCACACGCCGGTGCGTTTCAATCGGGTCGCCGTGAGTTTTCCACCGGTCGACCTCAAGCAGGTCGAGGGCTTGTGTGGGCAGGTGACGGTCGATCATAGTTTCCCCTCAGATTGGTCTGGTTTTGCCGTTTGCCAATACCTTGCACCATGTGCCGCACTCGCAGACGGATTTCATCCACGCGCCTGTCCTGGTGTATGTCAGACCCGTAGGGGTCAGTTTGGTTGAGCCGCAGGCCGGACAAGTCGACTGGTCGCCGGTCCATAAGCCGACGTGAGGGTGCTTGATCCACGGGGCCATAGTCCGATAGAGCAGCTCCGTGATGATCACATCTTGGCAGTTGTATTTCTTAAACTTTTGCCACGCCCGGTCGTCCTCCTCCAGGACTTTCTTCCAGAGCTGCGAAACACCGGTTTGTAATTTTGTGGGCAGTTCGAGCTGCTCGGTGATGTAGCCGAGCCGATTGCTGGCCCATTTATACCGACGACGATTGATCAGATACAGGTCCAAATCGATCCACGGGGACGGGGGCGGCATCCCTTCCTCGATAAATGAGCGCATGAGGTGGGGCACATCAAATCGGACGCCGTTGTAGGTAATAAGCACGTCGGCTTCGTTCAGGAAAGTCCAGGCCGCTTGGATCATTTCGCCGGGGTCATTGTGGTATTCCGAGTAAAAATGAACCTTGGATTCCCCGAGCCATTTACCGGCCCAGCAGAGAACGCGGGAGGGCGTGACGATTTTGTCCGGCGTTATGCGAGCATCAAATAGATCATAGGTATAAGCAAGGTGCGGGCTGGTCTCGATGTCGAGCGTCAGCACGCGGGGTTTCACGGCTAATCTTTCTCGAATATGCTCAAAGGGAAAGGTCTTGGGTCCTTTTCTGCGGCTTTCAGGAAACTGACGTGTATATGGTCGCGGTGCCCATATCCCCGGCCCCGCCATTGCCAACGAGTTTTCGAGTACGTTCCGCTAGCGACCTGGTCGTTAAAAACCACGTACCTGATGCGATTAGCGCCGGGTACACCAGAAGCAGCGTAGGACACAATCTGATCGGCTAGCAGCTGCGCGTCTCCGGGTTTTCCTAGGTCAGCGTCAATATCGATTGCGTGGACCCATCCGTCACTGTCTGGGTTATGGTCGCTCACACGTGCTTGGTGTGCCTTATCGCCTATCCATCCATCTGAGCGCTTATCACGCTTAGGAAATCTTTTATCTATTTGTGAACGCAACGTGATTGCTGCTGGCACAAGTTTAGGGCGAAACATCTTCACCCTCTATCTCAAATTCTTCATTGGCAGCCACGTCCTGAAGCCGAGGCATAGCAGATAGCCCGTAGCGCGGGTCCTGACGGTTTAGGGCATTGATTAGGACGGGGACAACTGCAGCTGTGAGCGCCATTACCAGCGGGTGAACTTGGGCGGTGGCGACATAGGACGCTAGAGCGCCAAGAGCGGCACCTAGGGCTACTTTGACGAGGGAGCCTTCCCATGTCGTGGCTAGCCATGTACCTACCATTACGCGGCCCGATTGTGATTATCAATGTGGGAATCCAACCGGGTAC